GGTCTGGAGGTGGGGGAGGAAACCACACCAATTCCAGTTCTGAAGATGGCGCTGCTGGCGGTTCTGGTATCGTTGTTATCCGCTACAAATTTCAGAACTAGGAAAATAATATGGCACACTTTGCAGAATTAAACTCGTTCTTAAAGGTTGTTAGAGTAGTGGTTGTCGATGACGAGGACACTAAAGAAAAAGATGGGATAGAGACAGAATCCGTTGGGGCTAAATATTTAAGTGGTGCGTTTGGGGGCACTTGGGTACGGACTTCCTACAATACAACTCTCGGAACACATAAATTGGGGGGCGCCCCGTTTAGAAAAAACTATGCTGGGATAGGATTCACCTACGACGTAGAAAGAGACGCATTCATACCACCGAAAAATTACCCCTCTTGGGTATTAGATGAGACAACCTGTTGTTGGGAAGCGCCAACCCCTAAACCAGAAGGCGATTATATTTGGAACGAAGACACACAAGTATGGGATAAGGCGAAGCACCCGAAGCCTTGATGTATAAATTTCCGCGACGGCGGCTTGGACCCCGTAGCTTAAATAGTGCGGGGGAATGATAAACGACACATGGATAATAAATGGCTCTGATCGCAATGGAAAATGTCGGTGAACTCGGCATTGTTAAAGACTTCTCGCCGTGGCAGTTACCCCAGAACGCATGGTCGGACGGGAATAACGTAAGGGTATGGCAGGGGTCTATAGAAAAGATACTTGGTTATGCCGAGGTCATGTCCAGTTGTCCTGTCGCTCCTTATCACGTTACCTTTTTACAGTCCGGCACGAACAAGTATTTTATCGTCGGTGGGCTGGCTAAGATTTATGTCCATGATGGGACAAGCTGGACAAACATTACAAGACAGTCCGGCGGCAGTGATGTCGATTACTCAGCCACCGCAAAAGAGGGCTGGACCTCTACCCTGATCGGTGGTGTGCTGGTGATGACCAACGGGTTTGACGACCCGCAGTTCTGGGCCTTGTCATCCGGTGTGCCGTCTACCTCGACCAAGATGGACGACTTGTCCAACTGGCCTGCCTCTACAGAATGTAAATCACTAAGAGCATTCCGATCATTTCTAATTGGATTAAACATCACAGAGTCGAGTGTGAACTATCCGCGCCTGGTGAAGTGGTCTACGGAAGCGGCTACGCAGGCAGTCCCATCCAGTTGGGACGATACAAATGCCACCGTTGATGCTGGCGAGATAGAACTTTCTATGTCTACCGCGCCGATAGTGGAAGGAATGCCACTGCGCGATACCTTTATGATCTACACGGAGCAGGAAACCTTTTCCATGACGTTTGTGGGAACACCGTTCATATTTTCATTCCGCATGTTGTCTCCATCTGTCGGTGCAATGGCGAAAAACTGCATTGCGGAATTTGAAGGGGGTCATTTCATTTTCGGTCGTTCAGACTTCTATCTGAACTCAGGTGACAGAATCACACCGCTGCTGCCCACCAAAATGCGGGATTATGTATTCGGGTTTATAGACGGCGAACAGACACAGAAATCGTTTGTTGTGTCCGACGCGGGAAGAAATGAAATCTGGGCCTGTTTTGTCTCGGCAGATTCAACATCCAACCAGGTAGATAAAGCGGTCATCTGGAACCATGCCAACAACACCTTCACCATCCGAGACTTGCCGGATCTAGCGCATATCGGTACGGGGGTGATCGACAACCCCAACTCATTCTCGACCTGGACAGCCGCCACAGCCACCTGGGCCACAGCAGAAGGGCCGTGGGCGCAGTCGTATGACAAGTACGAAGATGTGTTGGTGTTTGCCTCTCCAACAAATACCAAGCTCTACCGTGACCGTTCCGGCAATACCGAGGACGGTACTAATATGACGAGTTACATCGAGCGCACAGGGTTGTCGCTTACGTCACAAGGTACACCGGATCAGACCACGGTTAAAAGAATAAAGGCCGTGTGGCCGAAGATGCACATATTGAACGAGGATACGGTTGATTTTTATGTGGGTACACAGATGAGTACCGAGGAAGCCGTGACCTGGAAGGGTCCGTTCACATTCAACCCGGATAGCCAATCCAGGGTGAGCTGCCGGGCCAGCGGCAAGCTGTACGGTATAAAAATAGAGAGTACAGGCAATACGTCCTGGGAACTGAGCGGTCTTGAATTTGAACTGGAAGACGCTGGGCGCAGGGGATCGAGGGCGCACACATGACAATGGCGTCTGTCAAGAAGGTCAAGTCAGTTGTTCGTTATGAACCTGGACCTTTACCGGAGAGAGTTGAGGATTTAGGTGTTTACGTTGTAACTGAGCTGAATCGCCTGGGGAACATCCTTTTGAATCAATCATTGCTCCGACTTGAGCAAACCAACACTGCGCCAAGCAAGCCCAGGATAGGCGATATTCGGTATTCTGATGGTACGAACTGGAATGCCGGTAGTGGTGAGGGTATTTACTTTTACAACGCCGCAGGCAGTTGGGTAAAACTAGGGTAGTACAAGTTCGACCTGACGATGTTCAGTCGATTTGGCCTCTAGTAGAACCGCACTTAGATAAGGCTACCCCCCATTCTGAAGGGGAAATGGAAGCGCAGGATTTCCTGCCGTTTCTATCTAATTCAGAAATGCAGCTCTGGATTGCGGTGGAAGAACGGGAAGTTCTCGCTGCGATGGTCACGCAGCATATCCCTTATCCACGCAAAAGAGTTTTGCGGGTCGTGTCTATCGGTGGTGGCGATATGAACAAATGGTTTCCGTTTTACCCCGATCTTGAGAACTACGCTAAAAGTTTGGGGTGTTCGCATCTTGAAGCCTGGGGACGTAAGGGCTGGGGGAAGATTTTGAAAGGCTGGACTAACAGTTATCACATTTTCACAAAAGAAATTTAATTATGGCATTTAGTGACGAAGATTACCTCAATTACATATTGTCGAATCCTGATTTGCGTGAAAACGCAGAAGCCGAGGGGTTGACCCAAGCTGAAATGGTAGAGATGGGGGAATGGCATTGGACTACTTACGGTGAAAACGAAAATAGGCAGAATACCCCAGCAGCAGTAACTAACGACGAAGGTTATACAGAAGCTCTAACATCAGATCACTATCAAGGGCGAGATGTTTACGACGTTTTGCAAGCGTCTGTAAGGGCTGGTGGTTACGATCCCTCTCTAATGTGGAAATCTCGTGAGGATATAGATTCTGCGTGGAACCAATTGATGTTTAACGCGCAAAACTGGAATCTAAACCCGGATAATCCTTATAGGTCAGGTATTCTTGACAACACTATAGCTGTTGATACTGGTGTGGGGCAGCTTTACGACACTGGCGATGATCGCTTTCTTCAAGACCGTTATGAAACCGGTTATCAGCGCAACGACTTCCCAGACGATTGGGTGACAGATGGTGAGTGGACTGGCCCACCTGAATTGTCGAAATATTGGGATGCTCTCTCAACTGCTGAACGTGACGAACTGGGTGATTTGAAGTCAACGATTCCGCGACCCGAAACCGGTTGGGCTGTAAGTCCCGCAGACATGTCGGGCCTTTTAGGTCCGGGCGGAGGTGATGGCGGTTTGGCTGGTGGAAATATTACCTATCCATTCTTAAACCAGGCTGGCATAGGACAAAACCTGGCCTACAAGCCGTGGATGCCGCAAGCCTGGACAGCAGATCCAGATAAAAATTACCAGGGTATCCCCGGCGGCGATACCGTTAGGGATCTTTTGTACTACTACGGTGGTGAAACCCCGATGGGTGTTCCCGGCGGTTGGGAGTCGGTTGACCCACCCGGAGCCGCGAAGCCAGGTTATCCAATCACCCGCACACCGCTTTTCCCGACAGGGAAGTTATCGGAAGTCTTCCAACCTGGAACTGGTAACGGAGACAACGGAGATAACGGAGATAACGGAGATAACGGGGATAACGGGGATAACGGGGATCTAATAGACACCTACGGTGCCTTACTCAGCAACTACGTTCAGAGAATGGGGGTAACACCAGGAACTGTCGGCGATTATATGTACCGTGTAACAGGTGATCCTTACAAGGTAAGCGGAGTTAGAGGCGGCACTGGACCGGACAGGGCGTATGACAGTTATCGCGTTCCGTTGATGGTTTAT